GAATCCGCGTTTGTTCTTGTTCTGGTTTCGGCCGCCCGATTTTTCGGGCAATTTCGCATCCAGGCGCGCGTTCTCGTCTCGTTCCTCGAGCCAATAGGAAGGGCAAGGGATGGCCTGGCCGGCGCCCGCTAGGGCAGTGCCGGCCCCAGCCCTAAAACGCGCCTGGCCTGGCCTGGTCTGGCCTAGCCGGCCAAACAAGCGCCTCTTTCGGTCGTCGAAATGCGGAAGGCGCGCGGCGGCCCTGCTGCTGGGGGTGTCGGGGGATGGGGAGCAGTTCGGGGCTAAAGGGCTGTGACCCACGCCGCGCGTTTCATACTTAGCGCTGATTCGAGATTTGCCAAATGACGGCGAACACAATTCACCGAAAAATTAGAGCGACTGACGATTTTGGGACTGCGCTCTAATTTGAATTTGCCCGCCCGCCGTTCCTAAGCGGCATCGTTCGGGATGGGCGAATCGACTGCCGCCCCGTTGATGGCGCGAACGAGCCGGAGGGGCGGCGGTCAACCATCGTCGCGCGGAGGTGGCGCCTGGTCGAGCTGCCGATCGGCCGCATCGTTCATACGATCCGCGCGGTCGAGGGCACGACGCACCGCGGTGAGCTCGAGGCGCACGAGCGGGCGATTATCGCCGACCAGCACGATCAAGCCGGTGACGCGCGGCGGATCGGTTTTGCTGAGCTGCAAAGCAACTTTACCGTCGGCGAGCATGGTAAGGCGCACTTTAAATGTTTGCGCAGCCGCGACGCAACGACGACGACATCGCCCGCGCGCGGATCCTGGCGCTGGTGCGCTGGGGTTTTGTTGAGGTGCGTGACGACCGCTGGCTGTTGACCGATAAAGGCTGGCGCGCGCTGTCGGCGGCGGCCGAGCCGCGGTTAAAACCGATAACGCAGCACAAGGTGATGATCGAACTTGAGTTGCGGCAATGGACCGACGCCAATTATGCGCGCCGGCGCCTGGCACTCGGGCTGCGCTGAAATGTGGTTTTTGCTGGGAATGCTGTTCGGCATGCTGATCGGGCCGCCGCTTGCGGTCTTGGCGTTGTGGTTGTTGCGTGATGTCACGCCGCCGATCCTGTTCGTGCCGAGCGATTGGGATTGATGATGCCGTGCGAATTTTGTGCCGGCGTGCGGGCGCTGCTGACGCGGCCGTGGCCGCTCAAGAAAAAACCGGCCGCTAAACCAGTAAAGCGGCCGGAGCTGCAGCAACAGCAAGGATCAATTTCACCAACGCGACAGCTTAACGAGGTGCGGCCGCTGCTACAAGCGGGGCGCCGGGAGCGGTGGCCATGAGTCTATTTGAACGCATCATTCGCGCGCTGATCTATCTCGCGTTCATTGCGCTCGCCTATTATTTGATCCTGTGGGTGCTGGGCGCGATCGGCATTATGGTGCCGCTGATGGTCGAGCGGATCCTCGGCGTGATCTTGGCGCTGGTCGCCATCCTCGTGCTGGTCCGGCTGTTTTACGACGCCGCCATGTGGGATCGTTTATTTCCGCCGCGACAATGACGGGTAATTGCCTGGTGCTCAGTCCGGCGCTCGAGCTCGCGGCCGTGCTGATCGCGGCGGTGGCGATCGTTGGTTTTTTGCTCGGGCTGATCAGTTTATTTGTGAGCCGGTGACATGCCGATCGTGCCTTGGCAATGCGCGCTCGGCGACGCGCCGGCGGCGACATTTCCCGCCGCGACGACGGTTGAGATCGCACCGCCCGACGACAGCATCGACACCAACAAGATCGTCATCACCGGCACCGGCACGATCAGCTCGTTCGGCGCCAGCGCGCCGCTGGTTACCAAAGACGTCACGTTCGTGCCGAGCGGCGGCCCGATCACGCTGGTCAATTCGGCGCAGCTGACGCTACTCGGCGGGACACGCACTATCGGCGCCAAAAGCTTCGGCCGCTATGCCAGCGACGGGGCTGGGCATTGGCAAGAGATCGCTTATTTCGCGGTCGCCAGCGTCGGGGCGGCGGCGACCACGGTTTATGCGACGGTCGGATCGCAGACGATCACGATCCCATCAAGCAGCGCCAAAATCAGATTGTCCGGCGGCGGTGGCTCGGCGCGCGGCGCTGGATCGTGCGGCGCCGGCGGCGGCTATCTCGAGAAATTTCTCAGCGGATTAACTACCGGCCTCACGTTGGCGTTGGTTGTTGGCGCCGGCGGCAATCCTTTTGGCCCATTTGATGGCGGGGCAACGACCCTGTCGTCCGGCACGCAGAGCATCGCCACGCTGACGGCGAACGGCGGCGCCGGCCGGATCTCTGCCGGCACCGGCGGCAGCGTTTACAATATGACGGCGGGTCTCGGCGGCACCGCGATCGGTGGCGACGTGAACATTCAAGGCGGCAATTGCTTTGGGTGGGCCGTGTCCGTCGGCACGAGCGGCCAATGGGGCGTGTTTGGTTTGAGCGGTAGTAATCCGTTATCGGCGCAAGCGGCAAATTCGGCCGGGCATTTGTACGGCGGCGGCGCCAGCTCGGATGGCCCCAATCTTAATGGCGGGCAGGGTGTTTGTTTGATCGACTGGTTTTAATGCGCAGCACGATCATCATCGCGTTGGCGACAACGGTGCTGGGCTGTGCGCCAGCGAGCGCCGGCACGCGGCTGTTTGCTTTCTACGGTCTCGGCGGCCAGCGCAGCTCGGTCGGCATCGATCAGATCGTCGACCAGGCGCGCAACACTATTCCCGGCATCACGCACGTCGCCGTTTACAATCAATCGGAATGGCGCCGCGCCGAGCGCGACATCGAAACGGTGCCGGCCGAGGACAAGGTCGTGCTGATCGGCTACTCGTGCGGCATGAACAAAGCGACCGTTGTTGCGCACGACAATCCGCGCCACATCGACACCATTGCCGGGATGCAAATGTCCAAGCACTGCGGCGGTTTTGATCTCGGCGCCAATGTCGGCTATGGCCAAGTCACCTATGGCGGCTGCGTCTCGGGATTAGGTTGCAAGCAGCTGGCGCCGGCGGCCGACTTTGCCGGCCGCATTCTCAACATTCACCGGCCGCAGACGCACGGCGCCGCGGACACCGATCCCGACTACCAGGCCGACGTGCTGCGCGCGATCAAATGGACCGCCGGCGGCGAGCCGCCAGACTTTGATCGGCTGCACTACGGCCACGGCGGCGCGCTCATTCGGCGCGGCGCGGCGAAAGTCAAAACCGGCGCGGCAATGGTGCGCAAGGGCGTGCAGGAAATCATCCTGCAGCACGGCGAGCAGCTGTAATGGGATTACGCGGCATCGGTGGCAGATCGCTCAAGTCGCGCGGCGACCTCGAGGCACTGCCGTCAAATGCCTGGTCGGGATCGGAACTGAAAACCCGCGCGGCGCGCGTCATCGCGTTCTGCGAAGATCTCACCGTCACGCAGGGAGCCGGCGCTTTTACCAAGCTAAAATTGCGACCGTGGCAGCGCCGCTTTATCGAGGCGATTTATTACGAGGACAAAACCGGCGGCCGGCCGGTGCGCACCGCGATCATGAGCATGGGGCGCAAGAACGGCAAAACCCAGCTCGCCGCCGCGCTGGCGCTGTGTCACTTGAGCGGACCCGAGGCCGAGCCCCGCGGCGAGATCTACAGCTGCGCCAACGATCGCTTTCAGGCCGGCAAGATTTTCAACGAAATGATGGCGCTGCTCGCGCATCACGAAGGCCTGGCGCGGCGTACCAATATCATTCGCTTTCGCAAAGAGATCGAGGATCTGCAGAACGGCTCGATTTATGCCGCGCTGACCGCGGAAGCCAAAACAAAAATGGGGCTCAATCCCTCGTTTGTGGTTTACGACGAGCTCGGCCAGGCCTCGGGGCGCGCGCTCTATGACGCGATGGACTCAGCGCTCGGCGGCCGCAAAGAGCCGCTGCTGTTGGTGATCTCGACGCAGGCCGCCGATGATTTCGCGCCGATGTCGCAGCTGGTCGATTACGGCAGCAAGATCAATCGCGGCGAGATCAAAGACCCGGCGTTCCATTTGACGCTCTACAGCGCGCCCGACGATGACGATCCCTGGAAACGCGCAACGTGGCGCAAGGCCAATCCGGCACTCGACGATTTCCGCTCGCTGCCCGACGTGGTGCGCCTGGCCAAGCAGGCGCAGCGCATGCCGTCGCAGGAAAATTCCTTTCGCAATCTGATCCTTAACCAGCGGGTCGCCGCCGAAACCCGCTTCCTCGAGCCGCGGATTTGGAAACAGAACGGCGGGGCGCCCGACATTCCGCCAGGCGAGCCGGTTTACGCCGGGCTCGATCTCGGCTCGACGCGCGACATGTCGGCTTTTGTGATTGTGCGCGAGGACGAGGCCGGCCTGTTTCACGTGAAACCCTATTGCTGGCTGCCCGGCGATCCGGTGCATCGCGGCGACGAGGACGGCGCGCCCTATGCCGCCTGGATCCGCGCCGGCCAGCTGATCGCCGCCGGCGACACGACCGATCCGCGCGTCATCGCCCGAACCATCGCTCAAGTGAACGGGGAGAATCGCATCATCGCGCTGGCGTTCGATCGCTGGAAAATCGGCGAGATCAAGCGCGAGCTCGAGGCGATCGGCTGCGAGGTGCCGCTCGCCGAGCACGGCATGGGATTTAAGGAAATGACGCCGGCGGTCGACGTGCTCGAGCGCCTGGTGGTGCAGAAAAAAATGCGCCACGGCCTGCATCCGGTGCTGACAATGGCGGCGTCGAATGCCGTCGTGGTCCGCGATCCCGCCGGCGGCCGTAAACTCGACAAGGCGCGCTCAAGCGGCCGCATCGATCCGCTGGTCGCCCTGGCGCTGGCACTGTCGCAAGCGACCGTCAAGGCCGAGGCCGAGATCGATATCGATTGCCTGATTGGATAACCGAGGCCGCAATGAGCGATCGCCTGCAGCGATGGCGCGCAACCCGCGCCAGGGCCGAACAGCTCTTGCGCCAACTGCGGCGTGAATTTGATCCTGACGAGCCGCGCGACGATGCGGGCAAATGGACATCGGGCGGCGATGATGGCGGTGGCGACGGCAAAGAGCCGAGCGCCGGCGAGGGCGGCGGCCTCGACCCCAAGGTCATCACGGTCGGCGGCGATCAGTGGAACAAGGCGACCGCGCGGCGCCTCGAACGCGAATATCAGGATTCAAAATCGGCGATGGCCGAGCTCGAGCGCGGATCCGTCGGCCAGGACGAACCGAAGCCTGGCGAGGACGAGGACGAGGAAGGCGATTTCATTCCCGAGGAATGGGATCAGATGACCACTGATCTGCAGGACCAGGCCTTCGAGGCCTACAAGGAGCAAAATTTAGAAAGCTATATCGATAGCGAAAAAACCAATTGGTATGACAACGGCGACGCGCTCGATGACGCCAAAAGCCAGCTGGTCGAAACCACGATGCACGGGCCAGGCGCCGATCACGATGAATGGTTGATTGAAGCAATCGACGAATTTCGCGGCGACTACGAGGACCGCGTCCCGTACACGACGCAGCAGCTCGTTGACGCGATCACGCTCGACTATCAATCGGGCTATTCCGGCAAAGGCGATTTCACCGTCGGTTTTCAAGACGACAAACTGAAAGAGCCGGCGAACTTGCCGCCGCCGTCGCAGCAAACCCTGCCAGGCATCGAGGCGGCAAAACCCGAGGCGCAGCTTACGGAAAAAATGCGCACCGGACTGAGCGAGGCGATTGAAACAGCCTTCGATAAAAAAGCCGACGACCTGCAGGGCTCGATGGAGCCGCCGGATTATTTCACCGAGAGCGCCAATGAATTCATTTCCGAGGACTGGGAACACAATATGTCGGACAAGAAAAAATTTGAGTGGACCAAAGACAACACCAGTCTGCTCGAGGATAAGAGCGGATCGAGCGAGCCGGTTTCAAATTACGACGTCGTCGCGCTGCCAAAACAATATGACCCGCTCAACAGCACCAGCGGCGAAGATTATCAGCGAACGCAAGCACTGGCGCGCTATCTGTCGGTGCATCGCGCCGAGCAGATCCTTAAAGCGCGCGATCTGATCGAGGCCGACGATCTAAAGAACAAGCCGGCCGAACTGCAGAAATATTTGCGCAGCATGGATTCGAGCCTGTGGTCGTCGTGGAAATCAAGTTCGACAAGCCAAAATGGCAAGTTGTTGCAGCTCGCTGTTGCCGACGAGCTCGGCGGTCGGCTTAACGAAAAGACCTCGACCGACATCAATCCCAATCAAATGAAAGCCTACGCCAACGGCGAATATGAAAAGATCGGCGGCTACCTCGGCGTCAAGGCTTACGTTCGCGCCAAGTGGGAGACCACGCAATATCTGCTCGATAAAGCCGGCGTCCCGACGCTCAATGTTTTCCGCGGCATTCGCCTCGAGCCGGAGCAATTTGCTCGAGCGATGGCGGAAATGAAAGATCTGTTGCGGATGGTCGGCGGCACTTATGAGCATTTGCCGACGCTGCACGTGGCGCGCAACGGCGCCGCTTCGACGACCGTCGACCCCAAGATCGCGAACGATTGGGGATCGCAAAACAGCCGCGTCGTGCTGCGCGCGCAAGTGCCGCGCACCGCGGCGGTATCGGTCCCGGCCTACGGCATCAACGTGCATGGCGAAAAGGAAGTCGTGGTCGCCGGTACGGCCTGGCACGGCTGGGATGCTTGGGCGCATCAGGCACCGACGTTTGATCACATTCCCGAGCTGGCCGCATGACCACTAAGCCAAAACCGATCGAGATCGACATTCTGCAAACGGAGCTCGATCAAAATTTGCCCTATTGGCTGGATCCGGTCGCGCGTCACGCTGACACGCCGGCCAAGCAAGCAATTCGCCAAAAGCACCGCGACAAATATCTCGAACAGAAAAAGGCGCAAGCGCCGCCGAGCAAACAATCGAAATCGGAGAATCGGGCCATGCCAATGACACCGCACAAGGGCGAAAGCCAGTCGGATTTTATGGGCCGTTGCGTGCCGGATATGATGGGCGACGGCAAACGCGAGAACGACCAGGCGGTCGCTGCCTGCATGACGATCTGGCGCGAGGCCGACAAAAAAACCGGCCCGACCGGACCCGCCGGGCCGCTTGGCCAGCCTGGGCAGTTTGCCGATCCCGGCTATTTGAGCGATCGCATAAAACGCTTTGCCATCGACACCGCCGACGACGTTCGCGTCGCCTGGTACGTCGCGCACAAGAAGGCCGCGCGCTACACGCCGGCGCAGCTGGCGCGCGTCACCGCGCGCATTGCCTCGGCCTGGAAAGTCCATATCGGCACCGCGCCGCCGCCGGCCGACGACGTCACGCTGCGCCGCGAAATGATCGGCATCATCAAACAATTCGCGCCGGATCCCGATCCCGGCGAGAGTCACGACGATTACATCGAGCGCTGCACCGACGAGCTCAGCGACGACATGGATGACGACGACGCCGAGGAAGCGTGTCAATTGGCTTGGGATGAAAACGGCGACGGTGACGACGGCGATCGCGCCGGCCCGGTGTTTCATAAGACGCACGCCCAGGCCAGCGACGGCATGGAATTCATTTTGTCCGACGCCACGCCGGATCGGTTCGGCGACATCGTCGAGGTCGATGGCTGGACGACCGAGCACTTCAACAAAAACCCGATCGCGCTATTCAACCACGACAAAAGTTTTCCGATCGGCAAATGGCAGAACATCAAGATCAACAAGGGCGCCGATCTGCGCGCCGAGCTGCAGCTGGCGCCGAAAGGCACCTCGCCGCGCATCGATGAAATCCGCAAGCTGATCGAGGCCGATATTCTGCGCGCCGTGTCGGTCGGCTTTGTGCCGCACGAGACCGCGGAAATAAAGGGCACGTGGGGCACGCGATTTATAAAGCACGAGCTGGTCGAGGCATCGCTGGTCGCAGTGCCGGCGAATCCAAACGCCCTGGCCGTGGCCAAAAGCTTAAACATTTCTCCCGCAACCGTGCGCATGGTGTTCGGCGAGCATGCCGGCAACGATATCAAGCGACGCGATTTCGATGCGAGCCGTGGCGAGCACGCCAACAAACAACGGAGCGCTGAGACGGCGAGTAAACCCGGCGAGCATGCCACACCATCACGCGAACGAGAGAAAGGAAAACCCATG